AAACACAAACATAGCCCACGTAAAGTGATAGCCAAAGATTGTGCCACTAAACTGCACGATATAATTCGATGCAGCTATAATTACAAGGTGTAATGCTACTAACTTATAAAGAAGATCACGATTAACATCTTGTAAATTAAACCATTCTTTCAACATATTTTTCTCCTTATCTTGGTGCAAATTCTTGTTGAAGTTTTATATGATCGAAGAACTCTTTCTTCGTAGTCATATTATCGTTAAGAAAATGTCCTTTTAGGACTGCAGTCTGAGTAAGAGAGCTATGAGCTCCTATACCTCTATTCTCACAACATCCATGAGTTGCTTGAATATATACTGCTACGTGTTCACTCTCCGTAGCTTTTTGAATCTCTCTAGCAATGTCATTACAAAGCTCTTCTTGCAAGGTTCCTCTGCGAGCACACCATTGAGCGATTCTAGTATATTTAGATAAGCCAATGACCTTATCTCCTGGGATAATACCAATATAAGCTACACCTCGAACAGGCTGATGATGATGAGAGCATACAGATTTTAGTTCAGATCTAATAACTAACATACCTTTATAAGCTTCTTCAGTATCATTAGGAAATGCTGTAGCTTTGGGAATAGATTCGTACCTACCAACCATAATCTCATTATAGTACATCTTAGCTAGTCTTTTAGCAGTACCCATAGAGTTAGGATCATTCTCTCTATCAATAAGAAGAGCATCTAGCACATTTTCGAAAGCTATAGTAGCTTCTTCAATAAGAGCTTCTTTTGTCTTCTCACTCATATACTCAGAGATATTATCTCCTGCCCAAAAACGTTTACCGTCTAGGGACATTTTTTCCATTATTCTTTCAGATACTTTCATTTATTCACTTAAACCTTTAACAATAATTTCCAACTCATTTAGATCTTGCTCTTTCTTAGCTGCAACACTTTCTTCTAGATCTTTATAAGCAACTGTTGATTGAAGTTTATCTAAAAGCATTCTTTCTTTGCGTAAACGATTAACTAGAATCTTATTAGCTTCTTTATCTGAATAAGCAAGTAAGACATATGCTCTATATTGAGGACCATCTTGAATAACAGATGATTGATCTACAGCATAGCCAGCTACATCTACATCAGCAATAAGATTAGTAGTCACTCTTTGAATATCCATAGCAACAGCAGCGTCTAAATCGTTAGAACCTACCCGTTGTACAAAGTTCTTAGTCTTAGATGATAGACGTCCGTTAATTCTATCTGCTAGAGTTGTCTTAGCGTTTAGAATAGCAATATCCATAGATAGCTGCATATCAGGTGTTACAGCTGTACCTGATGAATAGATATTATTCTCATCTTTAGGGTGTGTAAGATACCATTTTGGGATATTGTCAATTTGATTTTCAACCTTAATAGTATTATACTTTACGGGGTCTTCAATAGCTAATTTAGCAGTATCTTTAGACGAACAAGCACTAAGCACCAAAGCGCTTACTGCTACAAAGGCAATATTTTTCATAATTTTCTCCTACTAGTTGCCAAACAATGAAAGCAGATAAAACATTCCTTTAATAGTTCCGTCACTTATCTGCGCGTTAAAAGCTTCTTTTTTTCTTGCTCTTAACAAATCCTCTTGCATATTATAAAGAACTTGTGAAGGATTTTCATATGCATTTAGAGGAATACCATATACTTTAGTCTTCATTACATCGTGAGAGTCTTTATTTGGATATGTATGAATTTCTACTACCTTAGGAGGTGTTTTACATACATATTCTTGAGACGAACTTACAACTCTTCCATCTTTATCATGAACAATATTATTTACATATACACAATCTTGATTGGTTTGACCAAATGCAAAACCAGCAACAAAAGCGCAATACCAAATTAAAAGAAGAGATAAAAAAATATATTTACCCATTATGTACCTATAGCGTTGCCAAACAAATAAACATGCATACGTCCTGAGACATTATACCCTCTATCAAAAGCCATTTTAGCTACCTCTCCTGCTGTAGCTGTCTGCTCTTCTTCTCTAGCACCTACAGGCATAATAAATACAGGGTAGTCAACACCTTCTGCTCTAAACAGCTTAATGACTTCATCTAACTCATCCCATTGACGCTGCTCTGATCCTAATACAAATTTAAGGTGACCTCTAGATGATAGCTCTCTATATTCTGCTACAATCTCTGGTTGTATAGCTTTCTCTCTTTTCTCTCCTGCAACAGTCCATAGTTTAGGGCTTAAAGAGAAAAATAGTTCAAAGTTTCTAGTCTTATCTAACTGTTCGAGATCATCATTAGGAATTTTCCACCAGTACTTAAACTCTTCAGTTAGTTTCTGAGTACCGTTAGTTTCAAACGTAACACTTCCTGGAGTATTTTTAGAGTTAACAAAATACTGTAGAATATCTATAGAACATTTCTGTGCATGAGGCATAAGAGGTTCGCCTCCAGTAAAGCACATATGTGATCGTTGATTACTTACTGGATGTAGAAATAGACCTGATGGATTATGTAAATTTTTATTCGCTTCTATAATCTTAGTAGCAATAGTTTGAGGAGTAGCTTGACCCATAAGATGCTTAAACTTCTTAGACCAAGTATAAGAGCTATCACAACCTTTTGACCATACAGGAAGATCTTCTACTCTATTTACCGACATAGCATCAAAGTCAGCATAAGGTAGTTCGTATGTCTCTGAATTAGTAGGATCTATTTGACCAAAGCCATCGCATTGAAGGTTACATAAAAAATACCTTAACCATAGAGTATGTACACCTGTATAAGTACCTTCACCCTGAATAGAGTTAAAGATTTCTGAGTAGTAATATTTTTTATCTTTCATCATTAAGTTCACCTCTTATATTATTATTATAGGTAAAGTGCTCACTTTTGTTCCCACAGTGAGGACAAAATAATTTTTTAGGTTTGTAGTTAGCATGACTAGCTATACTAAACCACCCCAAGCATTCTTGACAAGTAAAGTGCCATATAACTTCTGATGATACATTCATAGTTCTTCAGCGATACCTAATAACTCTCCTACAAGAAAGCCGCTAGCTAACCAAGTAACATCTAATGTGAACAAACAGAAAAGACAACCTGCTATTCTTACTGCGCTTTTAACCATACTAATTTGAAAATGTCTTTTACTTGGATCTTTTGGTTCCATGATCTACTCCTATTACTGGTATCGCTTCTTCAACTTTTTGATGTATGTCTATTACTTTTTCAGATTGAATAATATCTATGATGAGTTTAGTTAAGTCTACATCTTTTTGTAGATTTAAAATCTTATCTTGCAACTCTAATAGCTGCTGTTTATAATATTCTATCTCTTTTTCTTTTCTGAGTCTATGTTCAATAAGTTCACCTAAACGGATAATCTTATCCTCAGACATATCTTTCTTTCCTTACATAAAAAGGAGTATAGATAGCGCTATTAGCTCCATGCTCTTTTACTTCAACAGATTCAACCCAGCAACGACCATTAGTCTGTTCTTTGATAAGTTTATCAGCAAAGTTATAAGCATGTTCAGCAAACTTCTCGCAACCTACACCATTCATAACTCTTATATCAGCTAGTTTCCAATTCTCTAACTGTCTAAGCATATCTATCATAGGATCAGATTCATCTAATGCTACAGTATGATCAAATTGAGATTCAAGCCAATCTTTAAGATCTTTTAGACCTCCAAAATCTACCACCCAATTTTTATCGTCCAGTTTACTAGCTCCAAAGACAAAGGAGAATGAAAGAGCGTATCCATGTAACAAAGAACAGTGTGAATGTGATGCGTTAGGTTGTCTGAATGCACAGCTTAGTCCTCTTTCATGACCATAAGTTTTAGTTGAGTAATGTGGCATTAAACCTCCAGTTCAATAACATATTGTGGACCACCAGTATACCATTCTGGTACGTTTCCGTCTTTCCATTTAGCAAACGGAAACTTATCCATATTATAGAAGTTCTGATAAGCTTTTACTGGATTTTTATCTTTGTACTTATCAGGCATAGCTTGTACAAATTCTGTACGTCTAGTATTGTCAAAGAATAAATGAGGCATTTGACCTTCATAAATCATAAGAAGACTTTCTTGTTTGTGCACCTTACCATAACGCAAACGATATTCGTAACACAAAGCTCTCATATGCTTAAGAAGCCATTTATAATTACCAAGAGATTCCATAACCCACATAGTACATGGATGCTTAACATGCGCTGGAGGATAACCTGGAAGTCCTAATACCTCAGATGGTTTCTTAGTTGCATCACCTCTAAGATGAAATTTATAATTAACGTCTACAGTAGCTGATAACATTTGAGCACACTCAATAATCATTTTAACTACATGTTTATCACATTGCATTTTAGCTGCTGTTACAGGGTTACGATCTAATACAAAAATATTCAAGGTTTGCCTCCAGTTTGGTAAAATTCAATTCTATCTTTCAAAAACTTGCGAATGCGACGAAGCTCAGATATTGCTTCGCCATCTTCACCGTTCTGTTTCATTATAGAAATTTTTGTGTTTAAGTTGATAATTTCGTCAAAAAGAGCTCGTGCTTGTGTCATTGCTGAGCTACTCATTCCGTTATCTAGATTTAATGTAATTTGATCTTCATCAGACATTCCATTCAACCTTTTCTTCTATAGCGTAGCGCGCACCGTGAATGTAATCTTTATCTTCATCTGATAATACAGACCAAAATTTACTTACAGTACGAATATGTTGTTCTACAATTTCTGGAGAATCGAGATGGACGTTATCCTCCATCATAGCTTGGAGCACGTCCATCCTTTTATTGATCTTATCTCTAACACTCATCAGTTACGTCTCATAGTAGCATAGTCTCTACCATCTTGATTACGAGTAACAGGAACAAAATTAGACTTATGCATGTTAGCAATACCAACAATAAAGTCACCTGTATAAGTATTAGATTGACGAATAGTAGTATTACCTACTACTTTATCAGAAGTCTTAAGAGTACGTTCACCCTGATGAGACTTATAATCTGGCATTGGAGTAATACCTAGTCGTTTGCCTTTAGCATTGTGAGGTAAAGCAGCCTTAATTTGATCAGGATGAACTCCTCTAGCTCTAAGCCACTTATCATGTTCTGCTTTAGCACGTTGCTGCTTAATCGTTAAAGACTTTCGCTTTGATCTCATCTAACAATTCCTCCTGAAGTCGATAAGCTTCTTGCTCATAAGGTAAACGAATATATTCTTCAAAGTTATTATAAGGTTGATCTGTAATTTGTTTACGAATATATTGACGAACATGAACCATCTCATGAATCAATAAAGTAACCAAATCATCTGTAGGACTTTCTAAAGCAGATTGAGCTATGGCTAAAAAGAAAGTATCATCACCTTCTTGATGCACCATAGCTTCTGCATCTCCCATATCTTCATCTAAAGCAATATGACAATCGATAAACACAGGATTGCGACGCCTTGGCATAAGGGTACCCAAGGACTGCTCGATGACATCTCTGATAAGTAAACCTTGTTCTTCATTTTCAACTCCTACAATATCTAAACATACAATCATTATACTCTACCTTCTGCTACTGCTTTTGATATAATTTGACTTGAACGATTGTGACACACATCTAAAAATGCTTGACGTCCAAATTGCTCAAGAACAGCATCCATTACAATCTCACGATACACAGGCTCTATTCTTCTCTCAATAATATCCCACTTATTGCTATTACTAGCCCAGATAGGTAAGTCACGAACACGAAGGTTAAGAACTTTGAGCTCACGTCCACGATTCATAAGACCATTGTTAAAGATGTCATGAATAACATTGTTAGCACGACGAAAACGATCAAGGGCTTTATTCTTAGTATATCGTTTTTCACACGGACCAGACATTGGAACCAGCTCTTGAAGTTTATCAATTACAATCTCAAGATCACTACAAGTTTTTTCCATCCACATATTACTCTCCTACTATAATCCTTTAGCTTTATAAACTAAACCACTTGCCAGAGCATTTATAGCATGCTTGTGAATTTGTTTTACACTGGTTGATTGCCTAGCATCAAATTTATGAGATTCCATGCTTGCATGAAAATCCCAAGTAGTATCAACCCAATCACAAAAAGCTTGTCTTGCTTGATCTAAAGTCATTTTTCTAAATTCAGGAAATTCTATTGTTGCATTATCATTAATCATTACGCAACTCCTTTTGTTTCTGTTACTAACTCTAGCAAATCTCTCAACTTACGAATTTCATCCGAAGTCAATCTTTGAATTTCGCTACGAATATTTTCATCTGAGAAATCTACTGCAATGTTTTTCAAAACTGATTCTAAAGTTTTGTAGTGATATACATATTCCATTATGCTAACTCCCTAGAAGTGTGAAAACGCTCAAAGCCTGCTGGCTTGACAATATAGATGAAACCAAACTCGTCACCTTCTTCTACTCTAATAGCATCACCTACGCTAATCGAATGCATACGATCTAAACGAGTAATCTTATCTTCAGGACCAATGTTACCAATCTCAAATACTTCGTTAAGATCTTCTGCAACAATCTCGCAAACCTTACTATAATGAGCAAGAAAGAGTGATGGAGGAACTTTACCATAAAACGAAACCTGAAAGTACTCATCAGACTTATACTCAGCTAAGTACTTACGATGTGATGGAATCATCTGGTGAACTGAAAACTTCATAATATTCTCCTCATTTCTCATTCTATACATATATTATAGTCTCTTTTTTTACAGAAATCAACTAAAAAAGGGCCTTGAAAATCCAATGTTTTCAAGGCCCAGTTAAAATATTATAATTTTTTTATTGTGATCTTTTTAAATCTGCTGCTGAAGGACGATCTGGATCACCTGGTTTAGCAGGAGCTTCCCCTCTTGCGCGCTTTTTATGAATATTATACCATAACCCTTTTTTAACTGTGCGTCCATCTTTAGTTACATGAGTATCTTTCTCTTCAAAATTTACAGATTCTTTTTTAGGTTTTTCTTTTTCTTGAGGCTTCATTTTAGACATTGCTTTCATACTAAAACTAGTACCAGCATGACTGTAAGCTTCGTTTGATGGTTTTTTCTTAAAAGTATCTAAACCTGAGCCTTTAACTTTAGGTCCTAGACGCTCTTTTTCAGCATCTTGAGTAGCCATTCGTTTCATAGCACCTTCTGACATCTTATTTGCTGCTCTAGCAATACCAGCCCTTCTATTTCTAATATTTCTATTGTTACTAGCATCTGCTGAAGTATAATCTTTGTTATTAGATCTCATTCCTTGAGCAAATGATCTATTATCTACATCATGAGTTGCTTTTTTGATATAAGAACCCATTGTCTTTTTATCTAGTTCATTAAGATTATCTTCTTCTTTGACTCCCTTAGTAGCCATATCTATTCCACGAAGTCTTTTAAGACTTTTTCTAACTGCTTGTTTATCTTTTAAACCTTTAGAAGCTTGTGTACTAACATCTCTAGCAGCAGATCTAGTATAGCGCATTTTCAAATTTCGTGAAATTTCGTCTACTTGCTCTACATCTTCCATAGATTTTACTTTTTTCTTTGTCTTAAATCTACTTGTATCAGCTGTGCTAAGTTGGCCTGCAATGCCACTAGCCATTTTAGAGTCGCCATGAGCACCCTGAGCTTTACCTGCTGGAAGTTTTGTAATTTTTCCACCTTTTTTAAGATAGTCAGCTACTGATTGATCTTCAGACATCTTAGCTCTAAGATCAGATTTCTTTTCAGATGGAGTAATCTTTTCAATATTACCAAGAGCTTTAGGATCTTTTAACATCTTACGCAACGATGTTTTAATCTCTCCAGCAGATGAACCTGCAATATGCATTGTAGGAAGGCCAGATACTGAAACTCTAAATGTAGCTTCTTCTAACTCTTCATCATCTTCTCTAACACCCATTGGTCTTGATTCAGCATCTCTTCTCAATTTAGCTGAAGATTTCTTAGAACGAATAATCATAGCTTCTGCTGGATGATTTTTAACAGCACCTTTTTTACGGACCATCTTTATATCAGAAGCAGAAATTTTCATGTCTTTATTATGATCTAACTTATGCTGATCACCATGAAGCTCTTCTTTCTCTAATTCTTTCTTTTCTGGAATTTCAGTTGGATCAACTTCAAGTTTAGGTGTTTTAGAAGCTGGCTTCTTTTTTGTATCTGTAGCCGCTTCTTCTAACTTTGATCTAACTGAGTTAGTTTTTGGATCAAAAGTAGTTTTACTAATGTAATCTGCATAAAAATCTGTCATCGTTGCCAGCCTTTAATATATTCTGTTGAGAAGTTAAAATGAGAGAAATTAAGTCTATCTACAAATTTAACCGCTTCACCTTTTTCTGTGTTAATAGCTACATAACCTTCTGGTTCTGTAACTTTAAATCCGTCATTTGTAAGGACAAATGCTTTTTGATTATTTATCATATTAAGCTTATTAATAGCTATCATTTTTGCTTTAGTAATTTCATCTACATATTGAAAAGCTTTAACTAATGTAGACATATTTTTGCGCAAATCATCTAAAAGTTGTTTAAGAGCTGCTTTTTTAGTATTAATAGCAGTTTCTGATTTGACTTTAGATATAACTTTATCTTCCCAGTATGTTTTAAGATAATCTAAGTATTCATTAGCAGCAGATCTTGGGTTAGGAAGCTGGCCGGCTCTAATTTTACTATTAATGAATGTTTTAACATTAGCGCCTGCAGCTGACGATGGTATAGTATTCATAATATCAACAATATTATCAAAACCTCCAATATGTCTTTCAGCGTTTTTAATATGATTATCTAATTCTCTATATTCATTATTATCTAACCCGATATCTGATCCTTTAAAGTAAGCGTCATCCATAAACACAGATCTTGTCTTCTTAAGTTTAGATACATCAACGCCAAAAGAAGCAGAGTAAGAAGCCAAATCACCCCGACCACTGTAGGAAGTATGCCAAATGATACCCATATTAGCGTTTCTAATATTTTTAGCAATATCAGACTTTGCAGGCCAAGCATATACAATAGTATTAGGATGGACTGTAAGGTATCTGACTCCATCAATAGTTTCATATTTTTGATCACCTTTAGTAAAAAGCATATCACCTTGGAGAACTGTTCCTTTAGGAATACCAATACTAGGGAGCTCTTTTAAAGCAACTTTAAGTTTAGCAGCCTTGCCTCCTTTTTCATTGTCAGAAATATCTTTTTGAGTTTTATAAAGTTTAGGATTTTTAGCAAATACAGACTTTGTACCAACAAAAAATTTCCCATCACTAGGATCATATCCTGCAAATAAAGCAGGAGCTCCATCCCATTTAACTGTTAAGTTTGCATGATTTGTTCCAACAGTATTAGCAAAATCTCTAAGAAAATCTATAGCTGCTTGAGCACCTTTATCACCTCTTTCAAAGATATCTTCATCTGCATGAGTCATATGCAAATTTTGAGCTGAATCAGCTGCTTCTAATAAATATTCACTAAAACTTAGCATAATGTATTTATATCTTAGTTTCTGTTTATGTTTTCAATACGACGGCTAACAACATCCCAGTTAATAATATTAAAAGTTTGATTAATATAATTTTCAACATTGTTACCAAAATTAAACATATAAGAATGTTCCCAACAATCAATTACTAAAGCTACATTATCTACAATTCTATTGTTAGGAATAAGATTAACATAACCGCTAGTATTCATAAACACCCAACCATTACCTTGAATTGAATTAGCTTTATCTAAGACTGTAGACTTAAACCTATCTAGAGAACCATATCTTAATTCAATAACATCTAGTAATTTACCAGAAGGGTCGTTATTCAACCTATACTCTCTAATATTCTCAAAATATAATTTATGAAGAAATGAACCTGCTTTATCAAAAGCAAAGTCTCCTATACCTTTATTAAATCTATCAATATGTTGTTTATAGATATGATTGTAATGAAGGTCAAAAGCTTGCTCATGAATAACTGGTTTTAGCTTTGAAATATCATAAGTAATTTTTACTTGCTCAAGCATTTTCATTAGTTAATTCTTCCGCTTGTGCAATAAACTGTTTAGCTTCATCATAAAGTTTTTTAGCTTCTGCTTTTTTTGCTTTTGCTAGCTCAATAAATTCAGCAGCTTTTTCTTCATTAGTTTTTTCTTTTTCTGGTTCTTTATTGCTTGTTTGAATATTAAGAACTGGAAAAGCTTCTTTTACAACAGACAAACTAACATCATAAACTTTAGTTAGAATTTTATCTTTAGCCAAGCAAATCATTTCTGCTTCTTTAGGGTCTACAGCTTCTAACATTTCAATAAAAGCTCTTTCTATTTGAAGAGGTTTCATTTTAAGAGATTGACCTGAACGAACAATAACAGGAAAAATACGAATATATTCCCACAATGAAGCATGATTTGGGCCATCTGGTTCTTGATTTGCATTATAAGGTGGAATACCTTCTGGAACCATAGGAACAATAGAATCACAAAAGTTCATCTTAAGAATTCTATGAAGAGGAGTATGATCGTAATATTTTTGTTGAAGAGTTTTGACTTTTAATTCGTCACTTTTAATATTGCTAATCTCCGATAGAATCTCGAAGACTTGCATGTCCCGCGGTTTGATATTGTTCATAATTTAATCCTTTTCTTACCATTTTCATAATATTATCTGCATCTCTTTGCAGAGTTCTAGGCAAACCTTTTTTAAAGTTTACTAAATCACCATCCGCAGCGATGGCTCTCATTTTTGAAGCTGACATACCTGAAACATCATCAGCATCTGGGTCACGCTCACCAGCTGATACTACATCAATAGTATCAAACGAATAATCTTTACCGTTATATTTGTTTACAAGCTCTCTAAAATTTGTTACTCTATCTGAACCTACAACCAAAACAACCTCATCATATTTTTTCTCTAGCTCTTGAAGTACTTTAATTATAGTATTAGCTCTAGACATTT